CGTTCGACCAAGACATCAAAATCGCGCGCATCCGCAACTCGTTCTCCGTCTACATGGATCCAACGATCCAAGACCCATGCGGGGCGGATGCCAAATGGTGCTTCGTCACCGAAGACCTGCAGCGTGCGGACTACGAGCGCATGTTTCCTAACGCGAGTCCTATCTCGACCCTGCAAGCGCAAGGCGTGGGCGACCAGTCGATCTCAGTCTGGATCAACCAGGACACTGTGAGGATTGCTGAGTATTACTACATCGAGTACGACAAGGCTACGCTGCACCTGTACCCCGGCAACGTGACGGCTTTCGAGGGTTCGCCCGAGGCCAAACAGATGAAGCAGATGGGCATCAAGCCGATCCGCACCCGTGAGGTCAACGCCAAACGCGTCAAGTGGTGCAAGACCAACGGCTACGAGATGTTGGAAGAGCAGGCGTGGGCTGGTCGGTTTATCCCCATCATTCGCGTCATCGGTAACGAGTTTGAGGTCGACGGTAAGCTCTACGTCTCAGGTCTGGTGCGTAACGCCAAGGACGCGCAGCGCATGTACAACTACTGGACGAGCCAAGAAGCCGAGATGTTGGCTTTGGCGCCCAAAGCGCCGTTCATTGGTTACGGTGGCCAGTTTGAAGGCTACGAGATGCAGTGGAAGACGGCCAACACGCAGAACTGGCCGTATCTGGAGGTCAATCCGGACGTGACTGACGGCTCGGGAGCTGTCCTGCCGTTGCCCCAGAGGGCAGCGCCACCACTACCGCAGACCGGTCTGATTCAGGCCAAGATGGGCGCGTCAGACGACATCAAGTCGACGACTGGCCAATACGACACCAGTCTGGGAGCGACATCCAATGAGCGTTCGGGCAAGGCGATTCTGGCGCGCGAGCGTCAGTCTGACACTGGCACTTATCATTACGTGGACAATCTGGCACGCGCTGTTAGGCACGTAACGCGCCAGCTGGTTGACCTAATCCCTAAGATTTACGACACCCAGCGTGTGGCTCGCATCATCGGTGTGGACGGCGAGACCGACATGGTCAAACTAAACCCCATGCAGCCAGAACCTGTGCGTGAGATTCGGGATGCAAACAACCCCGACATCGTCATCGACAAGATTTACAACCCTAACGTCGGTAAGTACGACGTCGTGGTCACCACCGGCCCATCTTACCTGACCAAGCGTCAGGAAGCACTAGACGCGATGGGCATGATCCTGCAATCCAACCCGCAGCTCTGGCAAGTCGCCGGCGACCTGTTCATCAAGAACATGGACTGGCCTGGCGCGCAGGAGATGGCGGCTCGCTTTGCCAAGATCATCGACCCGAAGATCATGCAAGACAGCGACGAGTCGCCCGAGATGCAGCAGGCCAAGCAGCAAATGGAAGCGATGGCCCAAGAGCTGGATCAGCTGCACCAGATGCTGCAAAACGTCGACAAGTCGATCGAAGTGCAGGATTTGGAGCGCAAGAACTTCGAGGCCGAGATCAAGGCGTACCAAGCCGAGACGCAGCGCCTATCAGCTGTCTCTGGCGCCATGAACCCCGAGCAGGTGCAAGAGGTCGTCATGCAAACGCTGCGCGACGTCATGACCGCCGGCGACTTGGTCATGGAAGGCGGCGGCTTGGATTTGCCAGGCGAGATGCCTATGGGCGGCCAGCCACCAATGGGCGGCGAAATGGGTGGAATGCCACCGGAAATGCAGCAAATGCCGCCAGAAATGGGTATGATTCCACCGCAATCGGCTGAAATGCCGCCCGAAATGATGAATATGCCGCCGCAGGAGCCGCAATTATGAAAGCCGCTGATTTTGTAGGAATGCTGTTTTTGGCGCGGGATGTCACGCATTCGGTGCATCTGAACACCCGCAGCTATGCAAAACATAAGGCGCTGCAAAAGTTCTATGACGGCGTGATTGATCTGGCTGACACGTTTGCGGAAGCCTATCAGGGTAAGTACGGTCTGATTGGCCCGATCTCGCTGCATTCAGCCAAAAAGACCACCAACGTGGTGGAGTTTTTGGAAGACCAGCTGGAAGAAATACATTCTGTGCGCTACAAGGTCGTCGATAAGGATTGCACCGCAATCCACAACATCATCGACGAAATTGAAGGGCTGTACATGTCAACGCTCTATAAACTGAAGTACCTTGCTTGAGGTAAAACATGGCAAATTACACCTACATCACGGCTTCGGCCAACATTAAACCAATGGCTGGCAAGCTAAAAGGTATCTTTGTCAGTTCGGCCTCCAGCACGCCGACCATCACGGTTTACGATTCGCCTGCAGCAACCACAACCACCACTATCTTGGGTACGTTTACGCCAGTTGGCGCAACGTCGTACCTGCTGCCGCTTGACGGCGCGTACGCCAAGAACGGCATTTATGTGGCAATTAGCGGAACAGTTGCTGCAACAGTAATTTACGAGTAATCTTGCTGTAAACCGAACTGACGCGGTACGTCAGGGATTCATTAGGAATCGACAATGTCTGAAGAGATGCAAAATCAGTTAGCGGATTCACCCGCGCCAGAACAGGCACCGACGGCAGAGCCTGTAGCTGTAGAAGCAAACGCGCCGGAGAATGAACAGCCAAACGAACAGCAGACCAAGACCTTCACACAAGAAGAGCTGGATGCAATCGTAGGCAAAAGGCTTGCAAGAGAGCAACGTAAGTGGGAACGCGAGCAGACTCGTAGGGCACAACCCGCACCTACAGCTGCAGAGTTACCGCCGGTCGAAAATTTTGATTCTGTCGATGCTTACGCTGATGCACTAGCGGAACGCAAAGCAGAAGAATTGTTGGCTCGTCGGGAACTTGAGCGGCAACAGATGGATTTTCTTGATGCGTATCACGATCGAGAAGAGGATGCGCGGAATAAGTACGACGACTTTGAACAAGTCGCCTACAACCCCAAGCTGCCGATTTCGACCGCGATGGCTGAGACAATTCAAGCATCGGATATTGGCCCTGATATTGCGTATTACTTGGGCTCAAATCCGAAAGAAGCCGCCCGCATTGCTTCACTGAAGTCGCCCATATTACAGGCCAAAGAGATTGGCAAAATTGAAGCTAAGATGGCTTCTGAGCCGGTTTTAAGAAAAACGACAAGCGCACCACCACCCATCGCGCCTATATCAGGCAGAGGCTCTGGAGCGCCGTCTTATGACACGACTGACCCACGTTCTATCAAGAACATGACTACGTCAGAGTGGATTGAGGCGGATCGCCAGCGTCAGATGAAGAAGTGGGAAGCCCAACGTAACCGCTAACTTTTTTAGGAACTAAATATCATGGCAAACTCGATTCTTACCATCGACATGATTACCCGTAAGGCTCTCGAAATCCTCGAGAACAACCTGGTAATCACTCGTAACGTTAACCGTCAGTACGACGACTCTTTCGCCGTTGAAGGCGCAAAAATTGGCTCGACTCTGCGTATTCGTTTACCAGACCGCGCTCTGGTGACCGACGGTGCCGCCCTGCAAGTTCAGGACGACAACGAACAGTTCACCACCCTGACCGTGGCTTCGCAGAAGCACATCGGTGTGAACTTCACCTCCGCCGAACTCACTATGCAGTTGGATGACTTCGCAGAGCGTGTTCTGAAGCCTCGTATTTCTCAGCTGGCTTCCAGCATTGATGCTGACGTTGCTAACGCATACAAATACGTTGGTAACTCGGTCGGCACGCCTGGCACCGTACCTTCGACTTCGCTCGTTCTGCTGCAAGCCCAGCAGAAGCTGAACGAAAACGCAGCTGTGATGTCGCCACGTTACGCAACTGTTAACCCAGCTGCCAACGCTGGTCTGGTTGAAGGCATGAAAGGTCTGTTCAACCCAACCGACACTATCAGCCGCCAGTTCAAGAACGGCATGATGGGCACCGGCGTTCTGGGCTTCGACGAAGTCAACATGTCTCAGTCGATCAAGCAGCACACCAACGGCGATTGGGGCACCACCATCACTGTGACTTCGACTGTCACAACTGAAGGTCAGTCCACCCTGCCAATCAGCTTTACTGGCTCGTCTAAGACATGGAATGTCGGCGACGTGTTCACTATCGCTAACGTGTACGCTGTCAACCCACAGACCAGTGAGTCCACTGGCTCGCTGCAGCAGTTCGTTGTGACTGCCGCTGCTACTGGCTCTTCGACTGCAACTCTGTCGATCTACCCAGCGCTGTATTCGGCTTCGCAAGCTCTGGCTACCGTGTCCGCACTGCCTGCTTCGGGCGCTGCTGTGACTATGGTTGGCTCGGCTACTGGCCAGTACGCACAGAACCTCGTCTACCACAAAGATGCGATCACATTCGCGACCGCTGACTTGCTGATGCCACAAGGCGTTGACATGGCTTCCCGCCAAGTCCACAACGGCATTTCGATGCGTATTGTTCGTCAGTACGACATCAACAATGACCGTCTGCCTTGCCGTATCGACGTTCTGTACGGCTACAGCACAATCCGTCCGCAAATGGCTTGCCGCGTCTGGGGCTAAGCACTGGTGGGGGCTTTGGCCCCCATTAACGACTCTATTTGAAAGGAAATTATCATGGCAATTCCTAATGGCGCTGGTGGCTACCAGCTTGGCGATGGCAACCTCAACGAAGCCGTTTTGTCTGTTCAGGGCGCCCCTACGGCTCTGACAGCAGCTGCTACCGTAACTGCTGCGCAACTCTCAAACGGTCTGTTTACCTTTAACGGCACTGCAGGCAATCTGACTTTGCCTACCGTTGCTGATCTTGAGGCAGGCATTCCAAACGCTGTCAAAGTAAACGCTTCGTTTGATTTCTACGTCATCAATATCGACGCCGGCACAGATGATGTGACTGTCGCGGTTGGCACTGGCTGGACAATCGTGGGCACTGCGGCTGTTACTGAAAATACTTCAGGCCACTTCCGCGCGCGCAAGACTGGCGATAATTCTTGGACTTGCTATCGCATTTCTTAATGCTAGGGGCTTCGGCCCCTGCTTTTTAGAGGATAAATCATGTCGTCCAATACCAAACCAATCGGCGTTGCTTTTGAAGACCAAGACATCATAGGGTCTAATTTTGTGCTGTCTGGCGGCGAGTTGGGGTACACCGCAGACGCAAGCGGTACAGTAACTCAATTGACAAGTAAATCGACTGGCGTGACTTTGAACAAGTCTGCTGGTCAGATCACAATGAACGATGCGGCTTTGGCCAACGCTACAAACGTCTCGTTTACTTTAACCAACAGCACTATCTCGGCTAAAGATATTGTGGTTTTGAGCGTGTCTTCTGGCGCTACTGCGGGTGCATACAACTGCTGGATTTCTGGCAAAGCTACTGGAAGCTGCACAATTACATTGCGCAACCTTTCGGGCGGTTCGCTGTCCGAAGCCGTGGTAGTTAATTTTGCTGTAATCCACGTAACCTAAAACCACGGGGCTTCGGCCCCGTTCTCCCTATGACAATTTACCTACGACATGCTGTTCACGGCACCAAAATCGCTAATATGGCGATGGAGGCTGAATATGATGAACAAAACGGATGGGAGCGGTATAATCCCGACACGCCTTCGGCTCCCGAAGCAGCGGCGCCAGTCAACGAACTGGAACCCAAACGTCGTCGTAGCCGCCCGCCTGCAGAGGTTGTGGCAGTAGAATAAGGAGCCTGCATGGCAACCGCTTTCGACCAGATCAAGGCAGCACTCCGGCTGATTGGCCAGCTGGCCGAAGGTGAGGAACCTTCTCCGCAGGCTGCCCAAGATGCCTTGAACGCCATGAATCAAAGGATTGATTCGTGGAATACTGAGCGTCTGGCCGTCTTCTGTACAGAAGACCAGATTTTTAACTGGCCGACCGACGAGATTACTCGCACGCTCGGGCCCACCGGCGACTTTGTCGGCAATCGTCCTATTCTGATTGACGACTCAACGTATTTCCGTGATCCGCAGACCAACGTGTCTTACGGCATCAAGCTGATTAACCAGCAGCAATACAACGGCATTGCGGTCAAGACCGTGACCAGCACTTACCCGCAGGTCATGTTCGTCAACAATACGTTCCCCGACATCACCATGACCATCTATCCGAAGCCCACAAGGCTTTTGGAGTGGCATTTTGTGTCGGTGCAAGAGCTGACTAAGCCAGCGACCTTAAACACCGTTTTGTCGTTCCCGCCAGGCTATCTGCGGGCGTTCAAGTACAACTTGGCGATGGAAATTGCCAACGAGTTTGGTGTTGAGCCTATGCCGCAAGTCACTCGGATTGCCATGACGTCCAAACGCAATCTGAAGCGCATCAACAACCCAGACGACGTGATGTCGATGCCTTACGCGCTGGTTGCAACCCACCAGCGTTACAACATTTACGCAGGTAACTTCTAAGCCGTGAAGACGCCCATCCTTGGCCAATCCTATGTGGCTCGCAGCGTCAACGCTGCGGATAGCCGCATGATTAACTTGTACCCCGAAGCCACACCGGCACCGGAAGGCATGGAGCCTGCGTACCTGAACCGCGCGCCGGGCTTGCGCAGGCTGGCAACCGTTGGTACCGGCCCCATCCGTGGCTTGTGGTCTTACGGTGACTACGCCTACGCCGTGTCAGGCGCGCGTCTCTACCGCATCGACACCAACTGGACGGTCACACCGATCGGCGGTGTGTCGGGTACTGGCCCCGTGTCGATGGTCGATAACGGCACGCAGCTCTTCATTGCGGCCAACCCTGACGGGTACATCTACGACGCGGCGACTGAAGCGTATGCGGAGATTACCGACGTAGACTTTCCAGGCGCGGTAACTGTCGGCTATCTGGACGGCTACTTTATCTTCCAAGAACCCAATTCAGATCGCTTCTGGACGTCTGAGCTGCTTGATGGCACCCAGATTGACCCCTTGAGCTTTGCAAGCGCAGAAGGCATGCCAGACAGGCTAATATCGCTGTTTGTTGACCACCGTGAGGTGTGGCTGTTCGGCACGCAGTCCGTTGAGGTCTGGTATGACGCGGCTACTACACCTTTCCCGCTGGCTCGCATCCAAGGTGCCGTCAACGAGATCGGCTGCGCTGCGACCTTCTCGGTTGCCAAGATGGACAACTCGTTGTTCTGGCTGGGGTCAGACGCCCGTGGCCAAGGCGTGGTGTTCCGTGCCCAAGGCTACACTGGCCAGCGCATTTCTACCCACGCGGTCGAGTACGCCATTCAGAGCTACGGCACCATCTCAGACGCGATTGCGTTTACTTACCAGCAAGACGGCCATGCGTTCTACGTGTTGACCTTCCCGACCGCCCAGAAGACTTGGGTGTTTGATGTGGCGACCCAAGCCTGGCATGAGCGTGCCGGGTTTGCCAACGGCCAGTTCATCCGTCACCGTGCCAATTGCCAGATGTTCTTCAACAACGAAGTGGTGGTGGGCGACTTCCAGAACGGCAAAATTTACGCGTACGATTTGGACGTGTTTGCTGACGACAACCTGCCACAGAAGTGGCTGCGGTCATGGCGAGCGCTGCCTACCGGCCAGAACAACTTAAAGCGTACCGCCCAGCATGCCTTGCAGCTTGAATGCGAGACAGGCGTTGGGTTGGTTCTTGGCCAAGGCAACGACCCGCAGGTTATGCTGCGCTTCTCAGACGACGGCGGTCACACATGGTCGAACGAGAAGTGGGCTGGCATGGGCAAGATGGGCAATTACGGCTTCAGAGCTTTCTGGCGCCGTCTGGGTATGACCAACAAGCTGCGTGACCGCGTGTACGAGGTGTCGGGCACCGACCCCGTCAAGATCGCCATCATGGGTGCCGAACTTGCATTGACCGGCACCAATGCCTAACCCAGATAACGAACCGCAGATACCCAAGAACCAGTCGCCGATTACCGATGACCGGACAGGCATGGTATCACGGGATTGGTATCGGTTCTTCCTAAACCTGTTAAACAAAGCCAACACCGGGGGCGGGTCAGGTACGGTCACTTCAGTCAATGTCTCCGGCGGCACGACAGGCTTAACAACCTCTGGCGGGCCCGTCACGACGTCCGGCACGATTACCCTAGCAGGAACCCTAGACGTCGATAACGGCGGCACAGGTGCTACCACTGCGGCAGGGGCTCGTACTAACCTGAGTGTGCCCAGCACAACGGGATCAGGCGCATCAGGCACTTGGAGTATCGACATCACCGGCAACGCTGCCACGGTCACCAACGGCGTCTATACGACAGGCTCATACGCTGACCCTACGTGGATCACGTCGATCGCCGGCAGCAAGGTTACCGGCAACATCAGCGGCCAAGCGGGCAGCGTGGCTAACGCGCTGACTGCAGGCACGGGCATCTCGTACAGTGTCGGCACAACTTACGATGGCTCAGTGGCGGTGACCATCAACAACTCGGCGCCTGACCAGACGGTGTCGTTAACGGGCGGCACAGGCATCAGCACGTCCGGCACGTACCCTAGCTTTACGATCACCAACACCCTGCCTGACCAAGTAGTGGCGTTAACCGGTGCGGGCACGACCAGCATCTCTGGCACTTACCCCAACTTCACCATTACCTCTAACGACCAATACGCCGGCACGGTGACCAGCGTCTCTGGCACTGGTACGGTCAACGGCATCAGCCTGTCTGGTACGGTGACGTCCAGCGGCAGTCTGACACTGGGTGGCACGCTAAGTGGTGTGGATCTGACCACCCAAGTGACAGGCACGCTGCCGATTGCCAACGGCGGTACTGGCCAGACGACTGCGAGCGCAGCATTTAACGCCTTGTCGCCAGTCACCAGCACGGGTGACCTGATCCTTGGCAATGGTGCCAATAGCTCGACACGCTTGCCCATTGGGGCAAACAACTATGTCCTGACGTCGAACGGCACAACAGCCGTTTGGGCACTGGCCACTGGTTCGGGCGCAACGATTACGAATGACACGACGACAGCCACCAACGTCTACCCAACGTTTGCTGCTGCAACTTCTGGTTCGCTGTCCACAATCTATACCAGCAACGCCAAATATCTGTACAAACCTAGCACTGGTGAATTAACATCTGAGCATTTCGTAGCGGGCAACGGCATATTTGTCAATAGTTTAACTATTGATGTCAGCTACACAATTGCCGCCGGCACGTCCGGCATGTCAGCGGGGCCGATTACGATAGCCAGCGGCACAACGGTTACGGTGGCCAGCGGGTCACGATGGGTGGTGGTGTGAACGAAATTACTGAACATTTTGTACCAAACCGCGAGCAAATCGACCGTTTGCAAGCTGAGATGGCGTTAATGCCGCAGGCTGAATTGGTTACGGAGCATCACTTTTCGCCGGGCATGTACATGCGTAAGGTGTTTCGCCCTGCAGGCACTTTGATTGTTGGCAAAGTGCATAAAGAGCCGCATTTCTTTTTGTGCGCTATGGGCGAGATTGTGGCGTGGACTGAAAACGGTATGATTACTTTATTGCCCGGCGATGTAGTTGAATCACAGCCCGGCACCAAACGCGTCACAATGGCGGTAACAGATTCAATTGGCATTACGATTCACCGTACAGACAAAACAGATTTAGACGAGATTGAGGTTGAGTTATTAGAGCCCGACCTCACCGCGTTGTTTGACGCGCGCAATAACGTCAAAACAGATTTAATTGAAGGAGTAACGCTATGACTTGGGTCGCCGCAGCTATCGCCGGAAGCGCCGTAGTAGGCGCATACGGCGCAAATAGAGCCGCCAACGCGCAAGAAGAGGCTGCAAGAACAGCAGCAGCTGAACAGCGGCGTCAATTTAACAAGCAAATGGAGTTGCAAAAGCCTTTTCGAGATGTAGGCGTTAACGCGCTGCCAGAATTGGTTGAAGCGTCACGCTACACGCCGTTCAGTATGGATCAGTTTCAACAAGACCCAGGCTACGCGTTCCGTATGCGCGAAGGGCTAAAGGCGCTGGATCGTTCAGCAGCTGCACGCGGCGGTTTGCTGTCAGGTAACCAGCTGCGCGGTGTCACCCAGTTTGGGCAAGATTTGGCGTCGCAAGAATACACCAACGCATTTAACCGCTACCAGTCTGAACGCGCCGCGCGTTTAAACCCACTGCAAAGTCTAGCCGGTATGGGGCAAAGTAACGCCGCAACTATGGCGCAACAAACTGGGCAGTTTGGCCAAAACATGGCTGAAAATGCTTTAATGCAAGGCAACATCCGCGCGTCAGGTTATATGAACACGGCTAACGCGGTAGCTGGCGCGTTAGGTACTGGATTGAACTATTACCAAAATCAAGACATGATGAAAATGTACGGGCCTAGACAATACGCCGAGCCCACTTTTGAGCAGGCAACTTTAGATGACTTTAGCCAGCAACAATACCCAGGGCAAAGGAACCGATAACTATGGCCGGTATAGATTACTCCATCCCAGGGCAATTTAAAGGCATTCAGCTTGAATCGCCGATGAACGCTATGGCGCAAGCCATGCAGCTGCGCGGGCTGCAAGAAGCTTCGCAGATGAATGCGTTGAGAGCGCAAGAGTACGAGTTAAAAACACAAGAAGCGCGGGAAATGTCGCGGCAGCGCAACGCTTTAGCGCGCATTCATGCCAACCCCAAAGTAAAACCGGGAACGCCAGAATATTTTTCACTTGTAGCGCAAGACGCGCCGGATTTATTTGAGTCAGTGTCTGCCCGTGAGCTACAGCGCGAAAATTTGGCCGCGCAACGCGATGAACGGGAAGCTAGAACTCAAGAGCGCGAGTTTCAATTAGGTCAAAAGAAAGATCAACTATCGCGAGAAAAAGTAAACAAAGCAATTGCGGATATAGCTGGATTTGATGATTTAGCTAGTATTCAATCTGACATTGAACGAAAACTTACTTCTGGCGAACTAACTGAAGAACAAGCCAATAAGATGCGGGCGGGGTTGCCCGCAGATGATAGTGGTATACCGGATTGGCAACGCAGAACGCTTATGAGTTTAATGGACTTAAAAGAACGCGTTGCGGCTATGCGCGACGAAGGAAAGCCTATTGTTGTTGAAGGAAACTTGGTTTCCCCTACCGGCAGAGTAATTTACGAAGGCGATCGAAAACCAGTATCTGTCGCGCCCGGCGGTCAGTTAGTTAACCCTAAGACCGGCGAAATTATTTTTTCTGCGGATGCAGCTGAAGTTAAACCAATACCTGTTGCGCCAGGGGGTCAGTTAGTTAACCCTAAAACCGGCGAAATTATCTTTGCTGCGCCAGCAGCCGCACCCGCGCCTACCCCCGCGCAACGTGACTATCAAGCTGCCGTAGACGCTGGATTTAAAGGTTCTTTTACAGAATTTTTGGATCAGCAAAAAGAAACTGAAATGGAACGTGAATGGCGTCGAGCAAAAGCTGAAGGCTATAAAGGTAGCTTTTTAGACTGGAAAAAAGCAAATAGGCAGGCTACAAACATATCGGTAAACAACCCTGCGGCTATAACGCCGGTCACAATTGTTGACCCTAACAACCCAGACAGAGCCATTGTAGTTAACGGTCGTGATGGCCGCGTAATTGGGCAAGCAATCAAAGAGCCTTCAGGCGTTCAATTGTCGGCTAAAGAAAAACAAAACCGCGAGGCTAAATACCCGCAGGCAACGGCTGCTGTTAAAACTTACGAAACTAAATCTGAGCAGTTAGCTAGAGATTTGGAAACATTAGCTAACCATCCAGGTTTGGACGGCATTAGCGGCGCTATTTATGGCCGCTTACCGTCAGGTACTAAAGACAGCATGGCTGCGCAAGAAAAATACAACGCGATTGTGGCTCGCGGTGGGTTTACAGAATTAGCCGATATGCGCGCATCGTCTCCTACGGGCGGCGCGTTAGGTAATGTGTCTAACCAAGAAGGGCAATATTTGCGTGATGCGTTTGCGTCAATTGGCCGTACTCAATCAAGAGACGATCTAAAAGCCGCGCTTATAGAAGCTGCAAAACGAGTGCGTGAATCAAAAGGACGTATTCGCGAAGCATACGACATGACTTACGAATATAGAGACGGCGGTCAGACAACGCCCGCCGCACCAAAGAGCGACATACAGAATAAAGCTGACGCGGTATTGAGAGGGGCGAAATAAACATGGCCACTGCCGACGAATACGCAGCATGGATTGTCAAGAACGCAGACAAAAAAGGCACCCCAGAATTTGAGACGGTTGCGGCTGCGTACAAAGAAGCGCAAG